TGACTTTCGCCGATGAAGTGCTGGCCTTTGTCAGAGACGGGTTTCAGAGCAGCAACCTGCGGTCGTGCAGTCGATGGGCCGAGAATCGCCGGGTGATGGGGGCACCCTTCAACGGCCCATACAGCTTTGCGCGGCACCCGTGGTGCAAAGAGATTCACGATAGTCAGGCGGCATGGACGGTAGCGATGAAGGCCGCACAGTTGGGCGTGACAGAGACGGGGATCAACCGAGCCTTCTTCACTCTCGACCAGTCGAAGCGGGACGTGTTATACGTGCTGCCGACGAGCCTGAATGCGAGCGACTTTTCCAAGGCCCGCTTCGCCACGGCACTGAAGCTCAGCCCCTATCTGAAAGACCTGTTCGTTAACACGAATACCGTAGGGCTGAAATCGACCGGCACCAACGTCCTCTACATTCGCGGGAGTCGCGGTGACAGCAACTTGAAGTCCATCCCGGTGTCCGAGTTGGTCTTGGACGAACTGGACGAGATGGACACTCATGCGGTCTGGTTGGCTTTGGAGCGGTTGTCAGGGCAAATCGAAAAGCACATTTTGGCGATCTCGACGCCGACCGTTCCCAAGTACGGCATCCACAAACTGTACCTGACGAGCACCCAGGAGCACTTTTACTTCCAGTGTCCGCACTGTGGCCGATGGACGGAACTGATCTGGCCCGATTGCGTGGAGGTCATTGGCGAGTCGGTCAATGATCCGCGCTGCAAAGAATCGTTCCTCAAGTGCAAGGAGTGCAAGCACAAGCTGGACCACGAGGCCAAGCCGGAGTTCCTGGCCGGCGGCAAGTGGCGCGCGACGGAAACGAATGTCTCAGCGGAGGAATCACGTGGCTTTTACATCAACCAGCTTTACTCGTCCACGGTGACGCCCGGCGAATTGGTGATCGCCTACCACCGGGGCCTGGGCGATGAAGCGGCCAACACGGAGTTCCATTGCAGCAAGCTGGGCGTGCCGTTCATCGGCGAGGGTGCCCAGGTCACGGACGAGATGATCGAGGCGTGCATCAAGTCGCACTCGATCAACGACAAACGCCCGCAGATAGGCGGCGACCGCCTGATAACGATGGGCGTGGACCAGGGCAAGATTGGCTACATTTCGGTCCTGGAGTGGCTTTTCGACCGGCCTCCGGGCGACGACATCAATGCGGCGGCCATCGGCCGGCTGTTGTGGTTCGGCACGTTTTCTGGCGAGGAATGGGATTACCTGGACGAGTGGATGCGGGAGTGGCAGGTATTGGCCTGCGTCGTGGACGCCGACCCGTTCACGAACGGCGCCCGCCGTTTTGCCAAAAAGTTCCACGGCTACGTATGGCTGACGCGATACCGGCGGGGGCGGACAGCCAAGGAAATCGCCCTGAGCGAAGAGGAGACTGGTGCCCCCTTCGCCACGGTGGACCGCACGAATTGGCTCAGTTGCACGCTCGGCCGTTTCAAGACGAATCCGCCGCGAATCCTCCTGCCGCGCGACGTTTCCTTCGAGTACCGCGAGCACGTAAGGAACCTGGTGCCGACCTACAAGAAGGACGAGACGGGCAACATGGCGGCCGAGTACGTGAACGTGGGGGCTGACCACTTCGCGCACTCACTGTGCTACGCCGACATCGGCTTGGCACTCGCGCCGATTGGCGGCACCGGCGAGAACGCTGGAAAAGTCACCTAAAGGGAATCCCTATGGCCTCGAAACGCTGCAAAGTTTGTGGCGTTGAGAAGCCACTTGAGGACTTCTATCGCAGTCCACGGAGTCGTCAAGGCGTAGTTTCGCATTGCCGCGAGTGCGCAAAGAAGCAGCGGCGTGCCTATGAAGCACGTTGCGGGCAACGATTGCTGCCACCATTCAAGGTATGCGGCCGATGTGCGGTCGAGAAACCCTCAAAGGCTTTCCATCGGAAGAAAGGCGGCGACGGTTTACATAGTTGGTGCCGTGAGTGTCGGAACGCGCGGGAGCGGCTCGCCCGTACACCGGAGACCAATCGTGCGCGAGCCTTGCGGTCGCACTATGGAATTGACATAGCGACCTACGACCAGATGTTCGTGAGACAAGGTGGGCGGTGTGCAATCTGTGGATCGCAGGACACTGGGAAGCGGCGATGTTTTCATATCGACCACGACCATGAGACCGGAGAAGTGCGGGCGCTGCTTTGCAACAAGTGCAACCCCGCAATCGGACTGATGGACGACGACCCTGAGCGACTTGAGGCGGCAGCGCGTTATCTCCGTGCTTTCCAGAGAGGCTAGGATATGGCTGAAAGTCCAATGCTTAGCCTTGCTGATAGTAGGCATCCCGGCTATCTCAACGGTCTGACAGACTCGTCCAAGTGGAGGTCGGTCTATGAAGGCGGCGATGCCTTTCGTGACGCCTATTTGGAGCGGTTTTCCAACCGCGAAGACCAGACGGACTTCGCCACGCGCAAGGCAGTCACCCCTGTCCCGGCCTTCGCCAAGGCAGCGATCAACGACATCCGCAATGCCATTTACCAGCGGCTCCGCGACGTGGTTCGCAAGGGCGGCAGCGACGTGTACCAGGCGGCGGTCAACGGCAACAACCTCGGCGTGGATCACCGAGGCTCGACCATGAACGCCTTTCTCGGCGTGAAGGTCTTGACTGAGCTTTTGGTCATGGGGCGGGTGGGCGTCTACGTCGATCATCCGTTCGTGCCGGCGGATGCCACCTTGGCCGCCGTGCGCCGCCCGGCTCCGTACCTCTATAAATACGACATTGAGGACATCCTCTCCTGGACCTGCTCGAAGCCTGAAGCCCCATCCGAGTTCCAGGCGCTACTGCTCCGTGATACGACGATGCAGTTCGACCAGTCCACTCTGCTGCCGACGCTCAGCGTCCAGCGGTATCGCTATCTGCGGATCGACCCGAACACCGGCAAAGTCCACTTGCAGTTCTACAACATCAACAAGGAGCCGGTCGATCAGCACGGCCAGCCCGGCGGCGGCGAAATCCAGTTGGAGTTGGACCGCATCCCCTTCGTGATGCTCGACATCGGCGGGAGCCTGATAAAGGACGTGTGCCAACAGGAGATTGCCCTGCTCAACCTCGGCTCCAGCGACGTGAACTACGCGCTGCGCAGCAACTTCCCCTTCTACATCGAACAGCGGGACTTGAAGGCCAAGGGCGCGCACCTGAAGATCTCCGCCACGGCGGACGGCACGGCCACCGGCGGCGGTCAGGGCGCGGCCGACGAGGATGTCCAGATCGGCGTGACCCACGGGCGGTACTACGACAAGCAGATAAACCCGCCTGGCTTCATCGCCCCGCCCTCCGAGCCGCTGCGGGTGAGCTTGGAATTGCAGGACCGCTTGAAGCGGGACATCCGCGAGTTGGTCAACCTCGCCGTGTCAAGCCTCGCGGTGCGGGCCTCGGCCGAGTCGAAGGCGATGGACAGCCAAGGACTGGAGGCGGGGCTGTCGTACATCGGGCTGCTGTTGGAAAGCGCCGAGCGGCAGATCGCCGAGTTCTGGGCCGGCTACGAAGAGCGAAACGCGAGCAAGCGGGAAGTGGCGACGATCAAGTATCCCGAGCGGTATTCGCTGAAGTCGGACGCCGACCGGATCAAGGAAGCCCAGGAATTGCAGAAGCTCATGGGCGCGATTCCTGGCCGCCGGGTGAAGCGCGAGTTGGCCAAGGGCATCGTTCAAGCCCTGCTGGGCGGCAAGATCGGCATGGACGACCTCAATGCGATCAATCAGGAGATTGACAGCGCCCATTACACCAACAGCGATCCGCAGACGATCATCTTGGCGGCCCAGGCTGGATTGGTCGGCGAGAAGACGGGCTCCGTGGCGCTGGGGTTCGATGACGACGAGTACCTGGCGGCCCGTGAGGACCACGCGGCGCGGTTGAAACTCATTGCCGAAAGCCAGGGCATGAACAAGGGCGGTGGCGGCAGTGGCGACCCGGCGGCACGGGGCATCCCCGACTTATCGGCCGATCCCAACGCCGGGGCTCAAGAGAAGGCGGCCAGTCGCAACACCGACTTACGAGACACAACGGCCTCCCGCGTGCGCGGCAAAGGCCACTTCAAAGGAGAATAACCGATGTTGGTTGACATTGATCGTGAATCCCAGGCCGAGTTTCGCACGGGCAGCGGCACCGTGGGCACCGACGTGGCGCGTCTGAGCGAGATTAGCAGAGAGGTGAAGAAGTACGTCATGCTGCGGGCCAACGGCGCAAACACCAGCGTCATCATGATCGGTCATTCCGCAGCCAGTGCGGTGGACGGCTTCATCCTCTCCGCCGGCCAGCAGTCGCCGCCGCTGTACGTGGACGACTTATGTGGTGGACCACATAAGTCGTCTTCTGTGGCGCAGTCAGTTATGTGGCGTCCAACACGAGTTGGCCGTGATTTCAGGGACCGTTGCTGTGCTGGACGCCACATAATGTTCGACCTACAGGGTTCGCAGGAACTCCATGAGTCCGCGATTCTTGCGCCACGGCTTCTTCGCCTTGCCGCCCTTGATCTCGCACTTCACAAGGGCCTTGGCCTTCATCTCCAGATCGACCTCGGCATATACGTTGGTCGTGCTCAGGCATACGTGTCCCAGCCAGGCTCGAATGGTGTTGATGTCCACGCCGGATCGCAGCAGGTGGGTCGCGGTCGTGTGACGGATCGTGTGGGGACTCACACGTTTCTTCGCCAGGGACGGCAGTTTCGTTGCCACTCGTGTAGCGTAGCGTTCGACCAGCGCATAAACCCCGAATCGCGTCAGCGGTTGCCCACGGCGGTTGAGGAAGGCACGCTGGGATGCGGCTCGACCGTCAATGAGAGGGCGCAATTCCTCAACGGTCTTCGGCCACAGCGGACAGCGGCGAGTCTTGCCTCCCTTGCCACGCAGGACGACGGACGAG